CTTCAGATATCGTGTCTCTACCTGTTGGGGTATAGACCGTTAAACGTCCCGTCATGTCCGAGGCGTTAAACTTATTACTTAATCTTATTGTTTCATCCGCCACATTAACCTCTAAAATCTTTCCAAAGTTTTCCTTTAGTGTTTTTAGCTCATCCTCAACAATAATTAGATCTCCAGGTTGACATAGGAGACTCTCTAGACCCGCCTCAAAAGCAACAGTTTGATTCTCTTTCGTTGTGCTGAAAATTTGATGTTCTGCGGCTCTTCTCGCCATTGCTCTAGAGGTGATGCCAATCGCCTCCATCCTTTTCTTGAAGTAACCACGCTGCCTGATGTCTTCCTCATCCTCAACGACTTCAACCTTTGGTATGTAACTGTCGAACCTATCTGTGTATGTAACTTCAATACAGTTAAAGGTTTGATCGCGTCTATTGTTTGAATAGTGAAACATTCCATCCAAGACGCTTTCGTTCGTGAATAAATTTACGGTTTCTCTTGGGCGGTCATCAACAAAATTAATTTCCCCATTATTAAAGAAAACTGCACCCCTAAACAGTCCAACTATGGTGTTTATGGCGTCATATATTTTCATGCCCGCATCAAAAACTATGTTGCAGGAAAAACGAGGCTCTCTTCCGCCGTGACCATCTGGCACACCGAGGAAATAACCATTATCATCAACAGCATCACAAAAACGACCTATTTCATATAGTTGCCATTTGTTTATTGTGGTTTCATCTATGTGTTGCCCCAAACCGTATCGAGTGCTGGTAAGTAGATCATACAGAATCCAAGCGGGATTATCTGTCCACTGTAACTCTTCATCGAATGATCCATCCCAATCGCCATGATAAATTAATTTGTTTTCTTTTAGTGCGTCATCGAAAGCCCCTTGGGTCAAAAAATATCTTTTGTCTTGCCCATTAGGCGCCATTGGCTTGTAGTTGTTTGGGACTTTTACTTTCTTAAGCTTACAATCGAAACTGCGAACAGGTATATTACCGAATGAGCGGGAATCTAGTTTAGTCCCTACAAGAGTAGAAAATGGGTAAGTTAAATTAACAGGTATAATTTCTGTAACTTTGTTAAGATCAACTGATTTCGAAATTAAAACAGAATTAGTTTCTGTTGATAATCTTGCAACTTCCACATACCTTTGTATAGATATGTGTTCGTCGGGTTTTATAACTATACTTTTATTTAAATCAGAATCTCTGTGCGCCCTTAAATTTTCCTGACTTAAGGCGGGCAGTGGTATTGGAGTCACCAAACTTTCCGCATCCCCAAGTGGTTCTACATAGGTGTAGGTATCAGGTATTCCATCGGGATTGCCTATATCAATTAGCGTCTGAGATTCAATTAACGCCATAATTCGATAATTTCGCGTCTTGCTCGGCGTTTTAGTGCCGTTCTCATCAATCAATCCAGTTGTTACACTAACGTTCAATATGGATGGAAATGTTGCTCCTGGGTTTAGTGTGCCATCACCAAGAGCGCCCCTTACTCCACGCAACTGGGTTTGCAGTGTGTCTCTAAGCTGCCCGACATTTAAAGTAACAAAAACAGATTCAACATTTGGGTTCAGGACAACGTGCGTTTGTGTAATTGCTGCCTCTTCAAAATTTGGCAGTGAATCCTTCGCCCAATTGGCGTAATCATACCTATGCCTTCCTCTACCCCTTGTGTCCTCACTACCCTCATTAACTGGAAGTCCGTTCGCCGTCCCTAGCCTTGATTGTGGCGAAGTTAGCATATTTCGGTTTGTCGCAACACTTTGAGCAGGTCTACCTGGTTTAAATGGCCCATATAAAGGCTTATCATAGATATGATCAATAAACACATGGTTAAAATACTTTAGAGGCATCTGATCCTCATTACCTTCACGGAATTCCGCTAAAACATTTGAGTAATTAAATTTTAAAGTATTAATACCGTTAGGTGTGGGTAGATTCCTGCTGTAATGAATTGAGGAGGTAGTTGCGAGTGCGTTGGTTATTCTATCCGAAACTCCATAGGCTCGCCCCCAGTTTGCGTTTGTCTTGCCCCAGTTACCACCTTTCCACGGCCCTTCCGCCCACTTAAAAGATACAACTATAAATCCTTCAACTTGTCCCGTAAGTGTCCCATCAGTGTTTATTTCTGGACAAATGTAATCATAAACATAGACATCATCCATGCCTGCGAATACGTTTTTACCTTTGGAATTCAACAGCTTGAAGCTGTAATTCATTAGCTTGCCGCCATTTAACAGGTTCATTCCAGCGATGCCTGCCTGTGTTTTATCTGGCCTCAGAACAACATGGCAGTTGCGGGCGGGGCTTTCGTTTAAAATCGTTAGTAATCGGCCTCCTATGGGCGTTTCAGGGTACCCATCACCCAATCTACTCAAAACCCTTTTAGCTAATTCTCTCTGATGTTTATTGTCTGTTTGAGAGTAAAAGTTTTTATAAATTAAATTTAGATTGGCTTCTAACCCGCATTTTGGATAACCCCGCTCGCTTGAAGGCGTTAATGCGGACGGACTATACTTAAGGTGCTGTCTAGCGCTGCTCGCCATGTGTTGACCCCAAAGGTGAACGTTCCAGACATTATTACCGACAGTAAACATGAATTTAGAATCCTGTACGGTGGCGTTGTCTGTGTAAAGGCAGACGGTTTGGTAATCATCGTAGTTTGCACCAAAATTACCACCCCCTCTAAGCACTGGCCAACTGCCATTCCTCGTATGGGTAAAAAGTCTGTAAGTGCCTAGACCAAATTGATGTGTGTTACGAATGCGTATTGGGCGAGGCCCTCCCCACTTGACCCCCATCGTAACCAAAGACTGCGGCGCAGTTGGGTTCCAACCGTTGGCGCCCCCTAAATTTCCAACACCTTTCAGTTGCCCAAAGAATCCTGAAATTAGTTTGTTATCCTCAAATTGCAGAGCGCCCGTTGGATCAGTAACTGATCCCAAGTCAAAGTAACCCTTAATCGTGCTATTATCTGTGACAGCAACAGGGGTGTCATCAAGATATATACCTTGTAAAATATTGCCGCCATCACAAATCAAGCCATTTTGATTTACTATCCCAGCAATTGGGCCATCAGTGAGCAAGTCAATTGTCTCTGCGTAACTGTGAGATGCTCCATATTGTTGTGAGCCAAGCTGTGGAGGCAAATAAACAGGTGGTATAATCTCGGGGCCTTTAGCATTGTGTTTGGTGTTGTTTTTGGAGGAGCTTCCACCACCACCGCCACCGCCACCGCTACTGCTTCTACCAGGGAACCTACCTACACCCCCTGGGTTTCTTTTATTAATCAATCCTCGTCGGCTCTCTCTCAAGTAACTTGCACCGCCAGCAAGCCTTATCTTTTTGTTAATATGCTTCATTAGTCCCCAGCGGTATAAATTTCCTGCATGACATCTACTTGACCTTCCACGTTAAAAGGATTTTGATTAAACGCTCTTGAAGTCTTGTGTGACATTGGAAAGGATTTAATTGTTGCCTGAACAACTGAAGATCCAATCTTTAATCGCCCATAGCCAATAGGCACTGGGTCTCCTTGTGATGCAATGTTAGCCACATTGTTAAAAACCATCGATGCGACTGCTGCCCTTGATTGAAATGTGACAGGTTCATCTTGGGCGGGTGTGCTAGTATCTGTGGCGGCTGTACCTCCCACATCAGGTTTTTGTTCAGGCTTTGGCTTTAGCGCTTTACCGAGCATCGCCGCTCCCGCACCAACGGCCACCGCCGCGCCCGCAGTAGCGAGTGCGCCCCCGCCAAATATTCCTGCGATTCCTGTAACTAGAGTCGCGGCTCCAACTATTACAGGCACTAAATCAACTTGTTTTATCTTTTTAGATATGTGGCCCCTGTCAACGATTATATCATAATGTAATCCCTGTCTTTTGAGTTCATTGAATCGTTTAAGAAAACCCTTTCTATTGCAATCGATAGCTCTGACAACATCTTGGGGTTTTACGATATTTAAAACGAATTGGTCTTGATACTCCTTCGCTAAAAGTCCATGTAATTTTATAGTCGTCATACGAGTGCCTTCATCCTTCTCAATATGTTTACATTACATTCGACTTTTTGTGGCTCATAAATATGTATTTTTTTTGTATTTAAAGAATAAATTAGAAACGGCAGGCAACAATTTTCGGCCATTTTAATGTCGAATTCCGAAGGCTGTTCATCGCCAATCATATGGCTATGGAAAACTCCCACCATTTCATATTTATCCTTAAATAAAAGATAATTAATTGGGTCAATTAGAAAAAATTCACTAGGAGAAGGCGAACTATTATCTTCCTGCTTCACAATAAAAGATTGATCCTCTTCATCAAAGCCAATGAACCCACAAGCTTCAATTGTAGGGTTCTGGTCCCCTATGTGTTCGATCTCGCGGAATGCGCTTTTGAGCGTTTTAAACTTGTGAACCTTCTCCATATCCAAATCCATCTGTTCCTGGGTATCCACCGAAGCGTGGGTATGGTGAGCTTGGGTTTTTAACTTTTTCCAAAACACCTAGTTCAACAAAAGAATGTTCACCAGTGCCGTAAAAGCCCGATCCAGTTAAGAAATAATTGTTCTCAGATTTATCTACCAAACCCGTTATATTGCCGCCGATGTCTCCCGTGGTCATATCCCACCAAGCGATCAACCCGCTTCCATTAATCACCCCTGTTATACCAGTGCGTTGGCCAGTGCATTCGTAGAAAGGGCGAGGCACAAAGTTAATAGTCTGATCCTCAGGGGTTCCAATAGGGTTTTCTATATCCTTGTATAAGAAGTCTATCTCCTCGTCATTTAAAGACCTATTCCAAATAGCCCATGGGCCAAGTTCACCGTTCATGGAAGCGTGACCCGATCCCGTATTATATGGGATGCCTCCCAACATAAAGTGTTGCGGGACAAAACCACTTAAATTTCTAATTTCCTGATTTTTAAACAGCCTGTTTCTTTTGGTTTCGACCTTGTTAAGTAGTGGGCCATTTCCAACGTAAGTTCTTAGGCGTGTTCCATAACTTATGTCTTCCCAATCTGGATCAAGGGTACCTTGACCCTCGTTTGTTATGGCGTAAAAATACCAACTTGGACTTAGCACTGAGCCAAGGTCAAAGGTTTCAGCGTCGTCTCGCAGTGGGAAGCCCTGCACATCAGCCTCAAGTGGACCAACGACATCTTCTTCAGGGCGATTAAGGGCCTCAAAAGTAACTTCGACATCAGATCGATAAAACGCTCCGACATTTCCAGGGATTTGCAACTCGTCATCCCTACCTCTATTTCCTGATATGAGGCCTATGTTTAAGAAATCATATAAACCGCCATTGTTGCCAGTGTTTTTTGTCGTGCTAAGAATACCCGCGACCTCACTAGACAGATTGTTTGCATTTACCCATCCCGCAACAGTCCATTCTCCAGTTGCCGTGAATATACCTGTTATTTGCGGCTTATTGCTGTAAAATATGCCTGCTTTTGCTAATACATCATCCGCGAAACCATCGGCATTTTCTAAAGTGTTAGTTCCTGAAAAATTCAGGTACTTGAATCCCGATTCGACTGCTAAGTTTTGGTAAAACGCTAAATCTTCAGTTTCATTAAACCTTTTGCGACAAGCGCCCAGCTTTTTAGTGCATCCGTCTTGTTGCCAGTAGGTCGGGTTATTTTCTGGAGGTTGACCACTGTTCCCGCTAACACAAACATATACCGTTTTTAGTTTTACGGGTTCATCGGTCACATAACCCTGATACGGCTGAATGGAAATTTTATTATTGGTAAGTATTACTACATCTCCTTTTTGATATTCTCTGTTTATAGCATACTCAGCATCAGGGTTCGTGAAAAATGATGCAATATCATCACCAGCGACAAGTGGGTCGCGACTAAAGCTGCGATACACGGGCGTAACAGTTCCACCTGTGGGGTCCGTGAAAGTTTCACCATTAGACTGTTCGATTGGTAGTCCTTCATAGCGACAACCCTCACCCCTATATTGCCAATAACAATACTTGGCTATGATAGAGCGATAATTTACATCAAAGCTTTCTAAATCCAGCGGCGAATTTAATTCAAACTCTACAAAAACTCTGTTCTCTTGAAGCTTTTGCCCTATAAGCCAAGTCTCCGAGCTTATCTCTGCTTCAGGATTTGCCGCCCCAAACGGATTGCCGCCATCGAAATTAACATCATCCAAGTATCTAACGAAAGTTTTTTTTCTGACAACTTGTGCGTTAACAAGGTCTTTGTGCAGTTGAAGGAGCCGAGTTATTTGATTATTTTCATTGGAAATTCGTATTTTTGGTCGCGCTAGACGCTTATCACCGAAAGTCTCAAAACCCTCACCCTCTAAAGCTGTTGGTATATATTCAACCCCTTGCCAAGTGACCACATCTCCAAATAAGGTGCCACCATGAAAATTCATTCGCTTTGAGCCTTCAGTTATGGGGTCTGGAAATAACTGAAAGAATTCCAACACAGCAGTAGGTTGCAAATCCAAAAGACTGCTTGCTACTTGATTTTGTCCTTCACCCGCCATAGTTGATTTTACACTTCAATGATATATAATATAAAAAAGAACTGAAAATTATACATTTTTTGGGTGTAATTGAATCAAGATGAAGGTTAAATTTAAAGTGGTTGGCGCCAATCCCGCAACAGAGCATTTAAGAGATAAGGAAGGCTTGATGGTAAAAAGCTACATGAATGGGCCAACAGCCATTCGGGAACTGCTTTTTGGAGAAGATACTTATCTTCTTGATCAAAAAACTGTTGACTTTCTACCAGATTGCGTTTTAATAAATGGATTCCTTTCGGATAATAAACAAAACGTTGGAAGGGTCGCTTTAAAATTTATACCTCAACATGAAGAATAAACACTATATAGTATATAATCGTGCAGGAGAATATCATCACAGCTACAATGCTAATTTAGATGGAGCCTTAAACTGGGCAATTGATTGCGCCAAAACTGTCAGGGGTTCAGTTAAAGAAGTTATAGAGGGTAAGGAAACCGTGGTCTTCGATTGCAGCCCAAAAGCCAATGTTCACACTAATTAAATCAATATTAAAGTCGATAGAACTATTCTTGGCGCTTAAAAACAAAAAATTTTATTATGATCTACACCAAGACTTTAGAGATAGGGAAGACGCAATTACACAAGAGATTGAGAAACTTAGGGACAGCGGTAATAGCGCTGATGCTGATCGGGCTGACCTCTTGCGAAACCGTCTTGCCGCCGAACGTAAGCGATTTGAACATCTATCAGCCTTCTACACTGAGGCTGACGAAGGGTGAGGCAATCCAAACACGCGACGGCATTTATACACCCCAGACAGACGAGGTTTGGCATTCTGATGCCAGATATAGGCGTTTGGAAAGGGAGTTTTATCATGGAAGCGGTAACAAATAATTGGGTAGCACCTGCTCAAGTTACTTGGAGCGATGTTATAAAAAAATTCGACAGGGACTCCAGCGATTACCCACACTATGTGTTTGCCAATCCAAACGACTGCTTCTCATCTCTTGTTTTAACTTCTCCATTTTTACCGCCTAGTCTCCAGAGGGCTTTTGATGAAGTTGAAAAAAGCGATAAAATAACAGTATTGCATGTTTACGCTTCCCTATCATCACAAAGCTCAACTTTTGGGCGACATAAAGACTCAATGGATGTGTTATTGGTTCAAGCTATAGGTCAAACAGCCTATAGATTCGACGATGGGAGTATTATTACACTCAAACCTAATGATGGCTTAGTCATAAAAAGCGGGGTGCATCATGAACCAATTATATCAGAGCCTAGAGTCACATTGAGCTTTTCTTGGGAATAAAAGATATGCGACCTTCTTGGGAAGAATATGCTTTAAATCTTGCTGTCGCAGCTTCCGAAAGAAGCGAAGATCCCTACATCAAGGTTGGCGCTTGCGCCTTAAATAAAGAAGGCATGGTCTTGGGAGTGGGTTACAATGGCTTGGCATCGGGCAAGGATGTAAATGAGTCTTTCTGGGGCGACCGTAACTACAGGAGGCAATTTATGATCCATGCAGAGGTTAATTGTTTAAGCCTTTTTAAAAAGGGCGAGGCAAAACTTTTGGCTTGCACTCTTATGCCATGCGCCTCCTGCGCCACAATGATAGCCTCTTACGGTATTCAAACAGTAGTATACAAAGATATCTACCATAGGGACACAAAAGCATTAAGTATTTTTGACTTTTATGGAATAGAATGTGTAAAGAAAGACTTGACAAATATGACAAAATTGTCATAATAAGAGATATGAAGAAATTAATACTCGGTTTTATAACCATGTTGGGCATTACTTTTAGTAGTGCAGGAGATATCAGCCTTGATTTTGCCGCTGAAGATCAGCAGTTCTATCGGGGTCTTGGTAGAGCCAAAGACGCTTACTCAACCACATTGTCAACCAATCAGGAATTTGCGGGTTTTGGCCTGAATGCTTCCGCTTCTTTGGTTGCTGATAGCGAGTCTGAAAGCCACTTCGGCGTTGGTCTTTCACGACCAGTCAAGCTTGGTTCTTTGAATCTGTTGGCAGAAGGTCAATTCCGCTACCATCAATTCGAGGGTGTTCTTCCCACCTCTGAAGAGGTAGGTGTGGGTGCATGGCTTGGGACTTCCTTTGCTGATGTCGGCCTTCACTTCTGGAGTGATCTAGAGTATGATTGGGAGGGTATTGAGGTAACTGCCAAGAAAGATTTGGCCGTTCCTTCCATTAAGAACCTTACTCTGTCACCTTTTGTTACTCTCAGTTGGTTTGACGCTTATGATGCGGTTCACGCTGGAGTTAAGGCTACATACGCCCTCAAGGATAACACAGATGTGTATATTCAAGGCGCTTACGCCGATAACGACATTGATGTCGCTACTTTTGCAGTCGATGAAGAGATCTTCTGGAGTGCTGGTTTGACGTTTAAGTTCTAATTTAAACGTTTAAAAATATAATTAAAAAGCCTCCCGAAAGGGGGGCTTTTTTTTTATAAGGTGTAACTAAGAGATATGGAACCCGAAAAATCTATTATAAAAGAGTTTCTTAATGGAGGTTGGTTAGTCCCCTTGGTCGGCGCAGCAGCAATGTTTGCGCGACTTTTATCGGGTGATAGTGGATTATCAGCAAAACAACAATTTAAAAGAATCGTTACAGCGGCGATTGCGGCTGGCATAGCTTGGTTCGTGCTGGAGCAAACTGAAGTCTCCTCACTTACTAAGGCGATTGCTTATGGGATAATTGGGGTTGTAAGTCCTGAGGTTATCGGGGGCATAGTTAGACTTGGCAAGAAATTCGAAAAGAATCCCTCTGAATTCATAAAAAAATGAGACCTAGATTTATAGTTTACTGCTTGTCA